GCACTATCACCATTTGGCTTTGGCCTTGCGAAAGAGGACTTAACCTCTAAGCAATGGGCCATTCTCGCTGCTCTAGGCTTGTCACGCTTTGGGTAGCATGATGCCGCCTATATGGGGCATGTCGGCATCAGGGTCTCAACCCTGATGTTATCCAACCATAGCTGGTCGAGAGACCAGTTCCCTCAAAACAGGAGATGTAGTGTTCGCTGATCCCACAATTACTGTCAACGCGGTGGCTCAGGCCCTGAAGCGTACCTCAATGGGTACGAACAACGGTGCCTTTGCTACCAACGACGGACTCTTCCGGTTGACGATCTCTCACTCGTTGAGTAAGGCCGCCAACCAGAGGATGATCCGCTTTGACAGAACGCAGACCGTTGCAAACCCACTTTCTACTGGGGAGTTCCTCACGGTTCCGGACAGTGTCTGGATCGTGAGTAGGACTCCTCAGGTGGGTCTGCTGTCTGTGACAACCCAGAAGCAGCTGACGGACGGTTTCCTCACCTTCCTTCAAGCGTCTTCTGGGGCCGCAGTCACCCAGCTCTTGGGTGGAGAGAGCTAACACTTGGGCAAACGCCCCTTCGACATACTGAAGGGGTGCCCTAGCGCTTCGGCGGGCCCGACATACTGGGCTGGCTCTGCGCAAGTGTGCGGCCTGGGGAACAACTCCAGGCCGCAGAGGCTCTCTCGCGGCAGGATCGGTGGACATCTGCTAAGTGAACGACTTACCCAGTTAGGGAGGCCGTGATGGGTAAAAGGAAACCCATTTGCATGATGTCCTTGTGGAGAGTGATGGCTAGTGAAACGGCCATCATGTGTGGTACTAGCGCCATTCGCGACATTAAAACCGTCGCGGATCGGGTCGAGTGCGAGGGTGATTCTTTCTTTACTATCACCCTTCCGAAGTTCGGTAAGGCCTTTGAGAGGGCCCTCGAACTCCGACGCTTTGACTCCAGCCTCTTGACTCAGTTCGAGTTTCGAGGACGGCTCCCCAAGTTTCTTCGGGGTTACGTTAGTCAAGTGTTCGACCCATCTAGTGGGCTAATCCACGAACAACCCTGCGTGGAGGCCATCCGATCCGTACGTCAGCTCACGCTGATGTTCGGTAAGATCTTCCTGGTTTGCGATGACTCGCGGGTCAGGAGCGCCATGCAGAAGTACGTGGAGATTGAACAGGAACTGGCAGAGTTTGACTTCGGTAGCTTTGATGAGGTGGTTAAACCCCGCTTCCTAGAAGCAGTCACTCTGCTTTACGCCGATGTTTTTTCGCATGTCGAGAGTTCCATCCTCGACAAGCACGGCGTAAGAATGCAGTATTCCGATCCTCCTAATGGGTTGGGATACCCTCTTCCGTGGTATAACTCGGAACGAGGCGTATGCATGGGTGCGAAAGGGCCAGACCCGATGGACATAATCCTAGGTGTCAGGTTGCTTGTCAATGGTGTCCTCGTCCAACCTGGACTTGAGCATCTCAACAAGTATGAAGAACGTTCTGGCGTCGAACGAGAAATCGTCGATCCAGCCCGTAGCTTCTCCTTCGTACCGAGGCACGGTCCTGGCGCCACTGCCGATAGGGTTCGCGGCAACGCGAAGTTCTCCCTGCGGCACTGGAGTCAGAGGGCCGAGAGCATGTTTCCTTACGGAGATTACGCTCTCCCCCAGCTCGCTTGCGAAGACGAGCTTGAACGTGTCCAGTTCCTGGAGCCTGGGATGGAGATACCTGCGAAGGTCGTCCCCGTCCCTAAGACGAAGGAGTCCCCCCGCCTCATTGCCGAGGAACCTGCTGGAAATCAGTATCTCCAGCAGGGACTGTTCCGCCAGATTGTTTATCGTCTGGAGCACAGTTTCGAGATCAAACCACCCTCGGGTGAGCAAGATTTCGACCTCAGCAAGTGGTTCCTCGGATTTGCAGAACAAGAGCCCAATAGGGTTCTCGCTCTCGAGGGTAGCCAACACGGCCGCCTCGCTACGCTGGATCTCAGCGAAGCATCCGATAGGGTCTCCAATAGGCATGTAATTCTCCTGTTTTCTAGGAACCCGGTGTTGAGCCGGGCCCTCCAGTCAACACGGAGTACGCATGCCAGCGTGCCTGGTCATGGGGTGATCCCCCTAGCCAAGTTCGCGTCTATGGGCTCCGCGGTCTGCTTTCCTGTGGAGGCGATGGTGTTTCTCGCCATCGTCATTGCAGCGATCGCTGATGACCGCCGCTCACCAGTGAACCGAAGGTTGCTTTCTGACCTCCGGGGCAAGGTGCGTATCTACGGAGATGACATTGTTGTCCCCGTGGATCATGTACAACGAGTGATTCAGTACCTCGAGCTTTCGGGCTTGAAGGTGAACTCTGGCAAGTCTTTCTGGAACGGGTCGTTCCGTGAGTCTTGCGGCGGTGAC